CACACGTCGGCAACACGGGACGGCTGACGACGGGAGCGCACCTCCACGCGGGGTTGTGTCGGGTGGACGCGGGATTGAACATCATAGAGTGGCTTGACTTGTTCGGGCCGAGAGCGGAGATAGTGCAGTAACGTACCAAAAATGGTAACAAACTGCGACAAAATCAAGAAAGGGGACTGAGACATGGAGCAATTTCCAATCACTGCTGAGATGCTGTACACACTGGCGGGCGCAATCCTGTTCGCGGGATTGATGACGCAGTGGCTCAAGGCGTACCTGGGCGACTGGCGGTTCACCGGGCTGGTCTGCCTCGCGCTGGCGGTGGCGGTTGAGTTCGCCGCCGCGTGGGTCAGCCAGGGGGGCATGAACGCGCAGATCGCCTTCGCTGCCTGCTTGCTGGGCCTCGTCGGTGCGTCTGTGGCGACATTCGGCTATGAGACTATCGTCAACATGCTGGGACTGGTGGGCAAGGGGCCACGGTCCGACGAGCGGCTGGTTGCCACGGCCAAAGCCGAAGTGAGGGCAGACGCGCTAGACGAGGACGAGGAACTAGAGCGCGCGCTGGCGATTGTGGAGAGTGCTGGCATTTCAATCTGCGACGAGAAGTAGAGCGCCGCAGGTGGGGCGGGCTGTCTCCCGCAAGCCCATGAGATAGCATCAAAGTGGCATGACGCTCGCCCCGTACCCAAAACGGGTACAACTGTACCCAGTTTGGGTGCAAATACCTTATAGTGAAACGTGGGTATTTGGAAAAGTTACCTATAGTGCGCGATAAGTAACGAGAAGTCTATCCCGCACAAATCGCGCTGCGCAACTGCGCTCAGAGCGCAACATCGTAGCACGACTTACGCGGATCACAGTTTGTGATTATGATAATCACGCGCCGCAAAGTATCACAAGCACAAGCGCGTGATACCGAGATACCACAACGGGAGGCAAGATGCCGAATCCTGGCTGGCCAGCTGCGGAACGTGCCTTGCTACTCAGGCTCGTTCAGGATGGTAAAAGCCCCTTCCAGTGTTTTCAGGAATTCCAAACGGCGGAGATAGCCCGATCACAGAAGGCGATATCGCGCAAGATACAGAACGAAACCGCGAAAGCCCCGCACCTGTGGCACGCGATGATAAGGCCGTCACCCGTCGCCCCCCTGCACGTCCACCAGGCCGTCGTCGAGTCCGAAAAGTGCCTATGCCTGTTCGACATCCACGCCCCGTTTCACGACGCCGACTGGCTCAATCGCCTGATGGCAATCGCGCTCAGGCGTGGCGCGGAGGATTGCATCATCGGCGGCGACTTGATAGATTTCAGCGCACTGAACTACTATGGCCGACAGAAGGGCGTCGAGACTGAGGCCGAGATAGACGCAGCGGAGCACGTTGTCAAGATGCTGGCCGCCACGTTCCGGCGCGTATTGCTCTTCGCAGGCAATCACGAGATGAGGCTGCCGAAGAAACTGGACTACCTGCTGTCGCTCGAAAAGACAATGGAGGACTTCATCGTTTCGGCAAACGTCTCTGTGTCGGACTACCAGTGGTGCGAACTGCGGAGCGGCGGAGAGACGTACTACATAGAGCACCCAAAGAATGCAAGCGTCGTGCCGGTCATGGTCCCGCGCAAGTTGGCCGCGAAGTACCACCAGAACGTCGTGGCCGGGCACGGCCATCTTGCGGGCATGAGCCGCGATGATAGCAACCGGTATTGGGCAGTTGATTCGGGCGTCTGCTGCGATCCGCGAAAGTTGGCATACGTCCAGAAGGTGCATAACACGCGGCCCCAGGTCATGCAAGGCGCGGTGCTGGTGGAGCGCGGGATACCGATCCTGCTGACTCCACAGAACGCAAGCCTGTACGAGTAGCCCCCTACCCTGCCCCTGTTATGTCAAATGCCCGCGTCCTGGCTCTCGCCGGTGTCGCGGGTTTCCTATCCCAGAAAACTCATATACTTCTGGCGCTTTTCAAGCGTCAAATGTGGCGTTTCTCTTATACTTCTAGAGGCTCAGTATTTGACATTGGTTGACAATTGGTGTATAATGATACTGTAGGATAAGACATGAGAGGAGAGCACAGATGAACGCATCAGATTATGAGATCACGAGCGGGTACGTCGGCAGTTTCGGGAGAATGTTCAAGCGGGCTACTGACCAGACGCTGGCAGAGGCGATTGATTCCGCAGCGAAACTCAGCAGCAAATCCCCGAACGCCGTGATGGGGCTGCTCGAATCAGGAGAGACGGTCGTGTGGTGCAAATCCCCGAATTTCTCCTACGACCATTCATACGGGATCATTCGTCGAATTGGAGCCGCCAAGCGGGAGCAAATGACGATGTGCGCGTGCGGGCATCGGTGCCCCACGGGACTGGTCATGAGCACGTCGCGCGGCTCCAGTTGCCCGGACTGCTACGACCGGATGGACGATTGCTAGACATGCGAAACATAGAGATGGAGGCGTAACATGGTCAACTGGGGCGAGAAGCCGAAGCGCCGCCTGGTCATCCAGGCGGAGACCGAGGAGGAAGCGCAACTGCTGCGAGAGTTCGCGGCGAAGGCGTCCCGCGAGGGGCGGACGCAGAAATGGTACATCATGTCGTGGATTGCCGCGTTCCTGGCGGCGAAGGAGGCCGACAATGTTTGAGCACCGCGAAATGACAGACGCAGAATTGCACGAGCGCCTGAACCAAATCAGCGTGACGGTACAGCGCATTCGGTGGCAGGATGGCCGCGAAGCATATTATCACGCGAAGCGCTGGGCGAGCGAGCAGAACAAGCCCATCCGGCAAGAGTTGAAGCGACGGCTCCAGGGTTCCTCTCCTTCCTCCTTGGTGGCTTCGGGCGCGGGGCTGGGGAACTCCGCGCCTGAGGCCGACCTGCTGGACTATCAGCGCGGGGGGTCCACAGAGGACGAGGATCGGCGGGCGATGCAGTCAGAGTACCGCCCGTTCGGGGGGTGCTGAGATGAGGCTTGCAAAACTCGATCCGCAACCGAAACTATGGCGGAGCCTAAACTATCCAGACCCAGGCGAGCCAATGGGCTACTGGGAGTGGAAGGGCTATCGATGGCCCATGTTGAATGAGGGCGTAGCCGAATACGAAGGGCTAGGCAGGGTAGATGAAATGGGAGGCCCGGACGGAGCCACCGATATGATTCGTTGGAATGGCTGGTGGTGGTGGGTGATGAACGAACCCGCGCCAGGAGCGTGCTGAGATGGGCTACTACGAAACGCAACGGGCTGACGAGGCAAGCGAACGCGCCGACGCACAGGCGCGGTTCGCCGTCTACATCCTGGTCGGGCTGCTGTTCGTGGCCTTCGTGCTGGCGCTGCCTGCGGGGGGTGTGCCGTGAAGAACGCCGCCTGCCCCGTGCCTGGATGCCACTATGTATCTAGGTTCGTGCATCGGCACATCTACAACCCCGGCCACCCGCCGGAGGCGCATCGGCTCTGTGAGCGGCATGACCGGCTCTATTGGCGGCTGATGGGGATGCGCCTACAGCCGACGCTAACCATGCTGGCGAACCCGCCAGCGCATGAAACCCAAGAGGAGGGGGGTAGCGATGAGTGAGGAAGTTGTGAAGTATGAGATTGCACCACAGGAACAGATGAGATTGGGGGCGCTTCAGGTGTCCAGCCCGCGCAACGTCATCGAGCGGGCAACGGAGATCGCAGATGAACTGGCGAACCTGATCCGCAAGAAGAATCTGTCCATGAGAATCCAGGGGCGCGAATACGTGCGCGTTGAGGGCTGGAGCGTGCTGGGCGCAATGCTTGGCGTGATTGCCCGCGAGCGCAGCACAACGCGCCTGGAGGATGGGTCGTATGAGGCTGTGGTAGACTTGGTGCGGGCCATTGACGGCGTGATCATCGGTGGCGCATCCGCGCTCTGCGGCACAGACGAGGCCACATGGGGCAAGCGCCCGGAGTTCGCGCGCCGATCAATGGCAATCACCCGCGCAACCGGCAAGGCATTCCGCATCGGCTTTTCGTGGGTCATGTCAATGGCAGGGTATGAACCGACGCCAGCCGAGGAGATGGACGGCGTGATCGTCGAGGCCGAAGTCAAGCCCGCGCCCGCAGAGAAGAAGCCAGCGAAGCAGGCCGACGCCCCTATCAGCGAAGCGCAAGCGGAGTTCCGTGCCCGCGCCAACGCGCTTGTCAAGGCGGGCAAGGTTACCATCGAGCAAGCGCAGGAGTACGTCGAGGCCGCCGGCGGGGACTACGCCCGCGCCCTGGACATGCTGAACAAGGATCACGGATAGGATGAAGGAAGGAGTAGCGATGGAACTGCATGAAGCGGTAGTCTGCCTGGCGCACTGGCGCAAGCGCACCGAGGACGCTCAGGCGCAGGTCAAGGCGATGATGAACGCGCTGATGGAATCGCGGGAGTACAAACAGGCGGCGCAAGAGAGCGTGATAGCACATCAGATGATGTGCGAGACCGAAGACCAAGTGCGGGCGCTGGCGGTGGACTTCTACACGGCTACTGGCGACAAGCGGGCGCATGGGGCGGTTACCGTCAAGGTCTTCCGGGATTTGGTTTACGACGAGGTTATGGCACTGATCTACTGCCGACAGCATCTTCCGAACGCGCTGAAACTGGACGCCCGCGCGTTCGAGAAGGCGGCGAAGGTGATCCCGCTGTCATTTGTGGACGTGGTGGAAACGCCGAAGGCGACCATCGCCACGGATTTGTCGGAGTATCTGTGAGCAATCCCCTGCACCTGCACGCGACTTGAGTACCTGGCTGCCCATAGGGCCACAGCAATAGGCTATCGGGCTAATGAGCAACAGGCGGCGGACGCGGGGGAACTTTGGAGGTGAGGGATGGATGACAGGATTGACAAGTTCATGTGTGAACTCGGAATTGGCGACGATATGGAGACCGTACTACTGGAGGCGATTAGGCGCATCGCCGCGCTAGAGAGGGAACTGGCGGCGGAGAGGGTGCAGATGAGGCAACTATTTGAGACAGCGACACGGGCCTCGGGCCGCGCACTTAGGCTAGAGGTGGAACTGAAAGTCGCTTACCGCGAATTGCGGGCATTGGAAGACGCATACGTCGAGACTAACACCAATCCGCGTGGCGGCGCGGTGGTGAATAACTGAATATCGCTACCTGACAATGGCCGAGGGGCCGCCACCCCGAAGGCCGACATAGAGACGGCACCCTAGCAGCGCGATGTCATGGGTAGAAGATGTCCGGGGATCGCGCAAACCGGACTAGCAAAAACATGGGGGGTATAGAAATGAAACAGGTGTTTTGGGTGTATGAGGGGAATCACAGTCTGGCGCCACAGAACAGTTACAGCGAGACAGAACCAGAACTCCGCATGAGGAAAAACGGCGATCTCGCATGGAACACAGTCATGCAGGCAAAGATGGGCTATCCAGAACGCGTGACGGTCAAGGGCGCACGGGAAAACGGCACGATATACATCGGAATCGGCGCAGCAACTGCAGGCACAGATTCGCTCAAGGTGTCAATGGAAGGAGGCCCAAAGGGAGCGCGTGGAAATATTGCATCGTGCGCTTGCTGCAACAAAGTCAAGAAGTATATCGGAGAGAAGTTTATCAAGACACGCGCTGCTGTAAGCCCGGAATATGAGTCTGGCTACTACTGGATGAAACTGGACTAGGCTTCACCACAACTGAATAGGGGCGGGGCACTATCATCCAAACGGGACTTACGAGGGGAACGCCAGGGCGATTGTGGAGTCAACCCCGCCCCAGCACTTATCAGGAGATTATGATGGAAGCGAAACCGAAACGAAAATACGTCCGAAAAGACACACGGAAGTATTGGTACTACTACTATGAGCGCGAGTGCGTTCTGTGTGGCGACTACGAACTCACAAAAGAGCGCAGGTACGGGCCGAAGCCCGCAGACTATGCCGACAGGTGGGAACGCGTGGAATACGCCTGCGAATCTCACTTCATGTAGCCCGCCCCACGCAATCATCGGAGAATCTTATGGACTTCATCATCACCGGCGAGATCAAGCCATACGTGCGCATGACACGGCGCGGCAAGTGGGGCAGCCCCCAGGCGCAGGAGTACCTATCCTCAAAGGCCGCAATTCAGATGCAACTGAAAGAGCAGATGCGCGGGCGGGAACGCCTGGGACGTGTGCCGATTCAGGTTCGGATGTTCATCTCCGTTGCGGATCGGCTCCACACGAAAGACCTGGACAATCAGATCAAGGCCGTGCTGGACGCTTGTAATGGCATCGTCTGGGCGGATGACAGATGGATAGATGACATAAGCGCGGTTCGCTACATGGACGGCCACCCGGACGGCGCACTGGCACAGATGGAAGTAGACGCAGCCGCTTGACACGCAGCAGGAAGTAGTGTATAATGGCTGTGCGAGGTGAGGACATGGACACTACCGGAAAACTGATAACCAGGGAACCAGGCCAGGAGCGCATACCTTACCTCGCAAGTTCGGTGTGTCCGCGCCCTGGCCTTTCCATTTCTAGGAGGAGCGCGTGAAGATAGCAGAGATTGTCATCGGAGAACGCCACCGCAGGGACATGGGCGACCTTGCCGGACTTGCGCGGAGCATGGCAGAGATTGGCCTATTGCATCCGGTGGTAGTCAGCACGGGCGGAGTGCTGATTGTCGGAGAGCGCAGAGTACGCGCCGCGCAGATGCTAGGATGGGATGACATTCCGGCGCGGGTGCTGGATTTGCAGGACATGGTGCGCGGAGAACACGACGAAAACGCAATCCGCAAGGACTTCACGCCGAGCGAAGCCGTTGCGATTTGGCAGGCATTGGAAAGTTACCAGGGCCAAAGGCAAGACAACCTCGTTATAAGTTATAACGAAGTGGCGGAGCCGAAACGGATAGTCAGGGCCGCCGCAACCACCGGATTCAGTCCTGCAATTCTATCGCGCGCAAAACAGGTTGTAGACGCCGCCGAGCAAGAGCCTGAGAAATTCGGCGGGCTGGTTGAAACGATGGACAGAACCGGCAAGGTTGACTACGCATACAAGGAACTGAAGCGAGAGCGCACCCGCGCACAGAACCGCGCCCTGGTAGAATCCGCGCCGCAGATTGCAGAAATCGGTGCGGTCTACAAGACTATCGTTTTGGATCCGCCGTGGGACTGGGGCGACGAGGGCGATGGCGACGGCTGTTACGCGCGGTCGCGTCCGGTGTACGCCACCATGCCGATAGAACAGATTGCCGCGTTGCCCGTCTCCGCGCTTGCTGAGCCAAACGCGCACATCTATTTGTGGATCACCAACCGATCACTTCCCAAAGGTTTCGCGCTTCTGGATGGGTGGGGATTCCGGTACATAACGATGCTTACATGGTGCAAGCCGCACTTTGGAATGGGAACCTACTTTAGGGGTAGCACGGAGCACGTTCTGTTCGGCGTGCGTGGATCGCTACCGCTTCTGCGCAGCGACGTTGGCACATGGTTTGAGGCTCCGCGCCCTGGGCAACATAGCGCAAAGCCGGACGCATTCTACAGTCTGGTTGAAACGTGCAGCCCTGGGCCGTGGCTTGAAATGTTCGCCCGCCGTGCGCGTCCAGGCTGGCAAGTATGGGGGGCGGAAGTATGAACGTTTACAGTTTCGGAGAACGGCTAGAGTTCTCACAGGGCTATCTGTCGGAAGGGATAGAGCGCATCCTACAAAGCAGGATACCCGCCTGCGTAGGTGTTGTCAAAGCAAGCGGGACGGATGACCGGAACGGGACAGACTACTGGGCGGAGCGCGGAGACGGCCTGCCTTCCCTGTCAATTGATGTCAAGGTGCGTGAAACGGATTGGGCGGAGAGAGGGAAAGACGATCTCGCGCTAGAAACATGGAGCGTGATAGGGCAGAAGATTGGATGGACGCGCAACCCGCAAAAGCGTACTGACTACGTGCTCTGGTACTGGCAGGATACGAGCCGCTTTGTGCTCGTTTCATTCCCTGCTCTTTGCGCCGTGTTCACAAGATACTGGGAACAGTGGTGCAAGCAATACGAAACGGCGCGGCAGGATAGCGGAGATTGGCAAAGCGAGTGTGTGTTTGTGCCGCGCAGGGTCGTCATGGAGCGGATAACCGCCTGGTCTTGCGGCAAGATACCCCGCACGACTGGCGCATTGTAGGGGGCAGGAAGGATTGTAGCATGGATGAACTCACGAAACTGACCGACACCGAAGCGGAGATGCTTGTCATCGGCTCGCTGCTGATTGACACCCAGTACACGCCGGACGTGCGGGCCTTCCTGCGGGCCGAGGACTTCACCGCCGTTGACTACAGGCACATCTACCGCGCAATGATGCAGTTGGCCGACAGGGGGCTTCCGACAGATGATATCTGGCTCGTGCTGGTGGAATGGGAATCTCTCGGGGACAAGCCGAAGCCATCGGTGCTTGCAGAATGCGCCAGTCTTCCAACCGCCTGCCATGCGCGGCACTACGCGGAGCGGGTGCACGACCTGGCGGAGCGGCGGCGAATGCTCAGAGAGGCGCAACAGATAGCGGGGGCCGCGCTGGACATCACGAAGCCGATCATCAAGGGAACGAAGGGAGGCGTCGCGCAGGTATGACAACACCGAAGCCCACCTTCACAGTCGTCGGGGATGTCTACTCCTTCTCCTGGCCTGGGATAGAAATCAGCCTGGACAGGTTCACCGAAGGCCGCGACCATGCGCTGACCGCCGAAATGACGGTGTACTCTCGCGTGGAGCCGCACGTCGGCCTCCTCCACCGCGCGCGCTTCAACCTGGACGCGGCCACGACGCGCAAGACCGTTGCGGAGATGCTCGGCAAGCGTGAGGCCATCGCGGGCATAGACTGGCCCGTCATGCTAGAGCAGGTGTGCTTCCTGGCGACGGAGCGATGGAGAACCGGCGAACCGGCGGTAGACTTGTGGGGGGTCCAACCGCAGACGGCGCGCTGGCTCTTACATCCGTACATTGAACACGGCAGCCCGACGGTTCTATTTGCGAAGGGCGGCTCAGGCAAGTCGGTTATCGCGCTGGCTATGGCCTACACCGTCGCTGCCGGATTGCGGTTCTTTGTCGGAAAGACAGACGGCATTGCGCGGCCCGTACTCTACCTGGATTGGGAAACGAGCGCGGAGGTTCACAACGAGCGGGCGCGGGCGATTGCGTCAAAGCATAACAACGCGCAGCCACGCATCCTCTACAAGCGCATGTCGTCAAGCCTCCAGGATAGCGCGGGGGCCATCCGCAAGGAGATTGCGCAGCACGGCGTCAAGTTGGTTGTGGTGGATTCTCTAGGCTATGCAGGTGGGGCTGCGCCGGAGGAGGCCGCAACCGCGATTGCGCTGTTCGGGGCCATCCGCACGTTTGGAGTGGCTACGCTCTGCATCCACCACAGGCGCAAGGGCGGCGGGCAATCCGGCGGCGATCCTGACAGCCTTTTCGGGAGCGCGTACTACTTCAATTCGGCGCGGCACGTCTGGCAATTGCAGGGGGAGAAGGACGAGGACAAGGAGGAACTCAATGTCGGGTTCTACCACGTCAAGAGCAACAACGGGCGCTTGCAAAAGCGACATGGCTTTGAGGTCAAGTTCACCAACGACACCGACGGACTGACTGAGGGCATCGCCTTCCGGTACAAAGACAACATTGCGGAGATGCAAGGGTTTGAGAATAGCGGCAACCTAAAGGAGCGCATCCTTGCGGAGTTCGCCGCCGATGGAACCGCAAAGACAGCGGCGGAACTTACGGAGATATTGAACGCTGACCGCAACCAGGTGCAATCCAGGCTTGGTGAATTGAAGACAGCCGGGAAGGTTATCCATGTACCAGGAAGCAAGTGGGCACTACCTGTAGTAGTCAACCAAAACTAACAATACTAACAGGCTGTTATATGACTTGTGATTTTGCACAACACCAGCAGATAAACTAACTAACTCTGTTAGTTTATCTAGGGGGTGTTAGTTAGTTAGTTTTTGAAGAGGAGACCGGCGATGCTAGAGGCTGAGTACAGGGCAATCATGGCAAGGGGCATCATCGAAGCAATGATAGACCTATCCAGCGCCGACGACCTGGCGCGGATTGAGGCGCAGACGTTCTTACAGTCTGCGGACTGCCAGGACTGGATGGACGCGCTGAACCTGGGCCATTGCGACCCGCTGTCGGCAGACTTGAGCGCGTTGCGCAAGGCGACGTATTCGGCTCACAGTGGTCGAATGGGGCATTCGGTGGACTTGAAGATAAGGTTGGAGTTGATAGACGCCGGGCTATTGGACGAGATGGCCGGGGCGATATGAGGGGGCAACGATGGGGGACAACAGGCTGGAAGGCGACATCAGGGGCGAGAGCATCCGATACCGCGTCGGCGTGCCGCTGGCGCAGTCGGTACTCTCGGGGCTGGCGGTAGTCGTGGCTGGCGTGCTCATCATCTCGCTTGCCATGTGGCCGGACGCGCTGGGCGTCTGGTGGCTGCCAATCACCTGCGGCGTCGCGTGGTTCTGCTATCTCCTGGGCTGGCGCACGTTCCGAGACCTGCGCAGCCCGTACGAGGTGGAGCACGAGACGGGCGAGGACACGAACCGCGACGGCTACGTCGGCGATCCGCGCATCCGCACGGACAACGCACGGATGGACAGGATGGCTCGGCAGGTGATCCGGCTGGCCCATTCGGGGCAGAGCATTTCGCGGGCCGCGCTGGTGCCGAAACTGCTGACAGCGGGAGAGTGGGACTTGCTGAGGAGGCGGTTGTCGGGGCGTGGCGTGGTAGACCTTGACCGCAAAGGCGCGATGATGATGAGGGCCGCGAGTTATGCGGAGAGTTGGGCGCGGTACGTGGAGAGGCCGAGGCCGCATTCGTACCTGGTGAACCAGGACGGCGACACAGTGGAGGCGGAATGATGGATATAAGAGAATCGGTACAGGAATTGATCAATCTCGCAACTCGGAAGGGCGAACTAGATGGGCGGTGTTTGTACGGCGGCCCACCGATGATGTGCGACGAGCACATAGAGGTTATGGAGAAAGTTATCAAACTTAGGGAAGAGATTGTCGCGTATGTTACTACTATCTCCCCTACTCTCACGCATATCGGGCATCCGGTTTCTGAGGCTACCGGTGATCCCAACGAACCAACCGACCGATGATAACGGGAGGATGATTGTGGATACAAATCTTGCACGAGAGCGACTGGATAGGTACACGGTAAAAGATGAAAATGGTGGTTGCTGGATGTGGGTTGGTGCGAAATCACATAGGTACGGGTCTTTGAAGATTCGCGGGAAGGGCTATCGCGCGCACCGACTAGCATGGGAAGTGTATCGAGGCCCGATTCCTGACGGCCTTCTTGTCTGCCATCATTGTGATAATCCGGAATGTACTAATCCAGATCACCTATTTCTGGGAACAGATAAGGATAACAAGATTGACAGTATGCAGAAGGGCAGGATAGTTGCTCCAAGGGGAGAGAGGAACGGGAATGCAAAGTTGACCTGGGCCACCGTCAATGAGATTCGGGAGACGTATACTATCGGCAGTATTGGTCAAAATAAACTTGCAAAGAGATACGGCGTGGCGCTTTCCACCATGCAAGACGTGATACACGGAATAACCTGGGTTCCTGATACCGGCCGAAAGGAGAGGGGATGAACTGGCGACACGTTGCGATTGTCGGATTCATCGCGCTGGCCGTAATCGGCTGGCTCATGCCGCCGGAGGACGTGGGCCGCGTGGTGGCGCTGACATTCACTGTGGCCTGCGCTGTACCGATTTTGGTACTGGCGTGGGCGGTGGTGGGATGCGCCTGGAATCAAATACGCCCTACAAATCGCTTAGATGCGCGTAGGATGCGCGCAGGGGCAAATTATGAGGGGGTTGACAGATGAAGGCCAAAGATTGTTTGGAGTGCGCACACCTGTACCGCCTATTCAAGGCAGACATCAACGTCTACTGCGCGAAGGGACACAAGCCGCGCTTCTACCATCCGCGCAACGAACTTGACCAGGACTGGGGATGGAAGCGGCGGTGTGATGACTTCGCGCCGAAATCAGACGTTTCGGCAACCGACGCGCTAGAATCGCGCCTGCCGGTTGAGGGATAACCCGGACAGGCGGGGCTGCACAAATCGCTTAGAGGACGCCACAATGGGCAAAACTCGGTTGTACACATGGCGAATTCGCACAAACAACGGGCGCATCGAGAGCCGCCCGTACAAGACTCCCCAGGGCGCGATGCGGAAAGTCAGTCGATGCGTGGCCGGCGGAGAGGACTTCCTGCTGGAGCGCGGGGTAACAGGCTGTCGGTGGGAAACGCTGGCATGGTGGACGCCCCAGAATCAGCGCGGGATGGCGGCGATCCTGCGGGAGTTGGGCCGATGACACTCGCCGACTTGGTGGTGTGCCTCGTGGCGTTCGCGTTCTGGGTAGCCGCCGTGCTGAATACGGCGGAACTGATAGAGAGGTGGATTGAGAGGAGGTAGCATGGAGACAAACACGAAACTGGACTACGGGATAGCGATGGAGGTCATGGGGTGGCATCTTGACGATGCGGGGTTTTGGAGGGACGTTGCGGGCAAGCCGAAAATGTCCAGCGGAGATGTAGAGAACTATCCAGACCTGCGGTATACGGACTGGCCCACCTGGTCTCCGACCTCCAACTGGGCGCACTTCGGCCTGGTGCTGGAACGGATTTACACCGAGTACGCAGACTTCACGCTAGAGGTATGTCGGGGAGCGGCCAGGTTCGGCACGTTCTATTGGATGCACCCGCAGGCAGAAGATAGCGGCTCGACGGTGCTAGAAAATGCCTGTGCGGCGATTCTGCATGTTTGGTCTGAGGTCAAAGACGATGGACGCTGACACCATCAACGCCGCCTACATCGTCATGGGCGAGGCTTCTACATGCCCCGCTCTGGCGATGCTGGCGGTGTACTGGATGCTCCAGCGCAGCGCAGGCCCGTTCTACGGCTGGCAGACACCATCGGATGACGTTCTGCGGCTGGTAGCGTGGGCGGATCAGATGCCAGACCCGCACCCGTCGGCGCGGTTCGTGTTCAGCGCGCAGGACCTACAGCAAGCGCGGGTGCGGGCTATCGTCGGCAATCGCAGGCCGCTTGCGCGGTACAGGTGCGCGGGCGGGCTATCGTTGACGTTCTATGAGTGAGGAGGGCTGATACCATGATACACTGGGGCTGGCTGATTCTGGCGGTTATGCTAAGCGCGTCGTTTGGTGCGTTCATTATGGCGCAGTTCGCCGCGAACGGACAGGCGGACAGGTGCGATGAGTGCCCGCACAACGCGAAGAAACTCATGCAGATGTATGAGAACTGCGTCGCCTATCGGATTGGGTCTGAATTCATGGCGGCCATGGACATGCGGGGCGCAGAGCGCAACCCTGCCCCTGGGGTTGGCGATTGGACTGACGGCTTAGGCGGCGGATTGCGCGACCTTGGCAATGTAGTCTTACAGCGGTGCGACCCGAACCTGTCCGACTTGGCCGAAGAGCACAACTTGGAGGACTGAGATGAAGGCACACACCTGGACGTTTCGCTTCCTGCGCTGGGTTGTCGGCATCCGCGTCAAGCACTACACCGACGCGGACGGCATCACGCACTTGTCGCTGTTCGTGAGATGGGCGAGGAGGTTGGTACGATGAAGGCAAGCGTCAAGCGCACGCTCCACACATTTGACAGGGGCCGCGTCGTGCAGACGGCCACGAAGTATCTCATCTACGCCGACGGGCACGACCTGGACACGTTCTGCCGGATCGCCGCGGCCCAGGCTAAGATGCTTGGCGATGCGCCGTTTGAGGTGGTGGAGAAGCCGGAGGGCACGCCGAACCACGCGGTGATATACCTGCTGAACGACGTATCAAGTGCCACGATCCCGCCAGAGTTTTGGCAATAGAACAGGCTCTTGACAAACCATACCCGCCTATGGTATAATGATTGCAGTTGAATAGGTATCAGGCCAGGAGCGAGAACCGCGCGGCCAGTTGTCCCGAAAGGGATTGCTGGCCTTTTCTTTTGCGTTGAAACGGCCCTCGCCGTGAGGGTGGGATAGCGCTAGCGCATAGCACGGTGCGGGGCAGGGATAGCCTTATTGATGGCAAGGTAATGGAAGAGCGAAAGCCGGATGGCACATTTGCGAAGGGCTGGAAGGGCGGCCCAGGCCGTCCACGCCGCGACACGGAGGAGAAGTACCTTCGTGCGTTTCGCCTTGCCGTCAAGGCGGGCGACTGGCGCGAAGTCATTGAGCGCGCACTCATTCAGGCAAAGACGGGCGACAAAGACGCCCGGAAGTTCCTTGCCGACTACCTCGTCGGGCGGCCAACAGAATACGTGGCCGCAGACCTCACAAGCGGCGGAGAGCCGCTCCAGCAGATGACTGATGATGAACTTGTTAGCGCAATCTCTAGAATCGTTGCCAAAGCGGGAGCGGGAGAAACTGGAGAGCCTTGCGCTTGTGGCGAAATACCGATGGACGCTCCAGGCGCGTCCTAGTCAACTGCCGCCTCCTGGAGACTGGCGCGTTTGGCTAATCCAGGCGGGGCGCGGTTACGGCAAGACGCGGGTACTCGTGGAGTGGGCACGTTCACAAATTGAGGCAGGCAGATACCGCCGGATGGCCTTCATAGCCCGCACGCCGTCGGACGTGCGCGACGTGCTGATAGAGGGCGAGAGCGGCATCTTGGAGAAGTCGCCGCCGTGGTTTCGCCCGAAGTGGGAGCCGACGCGCAGGCGCTTGACGTGGCCGAATGGGGCAATCGCCACGACGTACAGCGCGGAGAATCCAGACGAATTGCGCGGGCCACAGCATGACGGGGCGATCTGCGACGAACTGGCGACGTGGCGCTATCCCGAAGCGTGGGACAACCTCATGCTGGGGCTGCGCCTGGGGACAGACCCGCGAGTTGTGGTAGGGACTACGCCGAAGCCGGTGCGGTTATTGAAAGCGGTGCGGGCGCTGCCGACGTGTGTCATCACGAGCGGCGCGACGTATGAGAACGTTGACAACCTGGCCCCCGCGTTTCGGGAGCATATCATCAGCCGCTACGAGGGCACGCGCCTGGGCCGTCAGGAACTTGGCGGCGAACTCATAGAGGACAATCCGGCGGCGCTGTGGAAGCGCGAGCAGTTGGAAGCGGGGCGGGTGTTGAAAGCGCCAGACCTCGTGCGCGTCGTCGTCGGTGTAGACCCGGCCATCAGCGCGAAGGACGAATCGGATGAAACGGGCATCATCGTTGCGGGCAAGGGCGCGGACGGGCACGCATACGTGCTGGACGATCTGAGCCTCCGCGCCAGTCCCGACGGCTGGGCGCGTGCGGCGGTTACGGCGTACCACCGCAACAGCGCAGACCGCATCGTGGCCGAAGTCAACCAGGGCGGCGATATGGTAGAGAACACTGTCCGCACGGTTGACAGGAACGTAGCGTACAGCGCGGTTCACGCAAGCCGGGGCAAGTACAGCCGCGCAGAGCCGATAGCGGCATTGTACGAGCAGGGCAAGGTGCATCATGTCGGAACGTTCGCGGAGTTGGAAGACCAGCAATGCCAGTGGGTTCCAGGGGACAAGTCGCCCGACCGACTGGACGCGCTTGTATGGGCGATAACGGCATTGGGACTTACAGCGAGAGCGCCAGGCAAGGCAGAGACATTCAGGCGGTAGAATATGGCAGATGAGAACATTCTGAAACAGGCCTACACGGCGCTGGCCGCGAAGCAAGGCAAGTATGATCGGCTCTGGTCGTACTACGACGGCGACCAGCCCATCCGGTACTCCGCGCAGCGCCTACAGGAAGTGTTCCGACACCTGGACGCGAAGTTCGTGCAGAACTGGTGCAGCGTTGTCGTGGACGCCACGCTGGAGCGCATCGAACTGCTGGATATTGACGTGGCAGGGGACAAGACGGCCACAGAGACCATCAACGCGCTATGGCAGACAACTGGCATGGCGCTGGATGACAACGATGTGCACCTCGCCGCGCTCGTGGCGGGGGAGGCGTTTGTCATCATCTGGAAGGACAAAGACGGCGAGGTGGAGGCGTACTATAACGACCCGCGCCTGTGCCATGTGGAGTATGACCCGGAGAACCCGCGAGAAAAGGCATGGGCGGCGAAGTGGTGGAACGTCGGCAAGGAGAAGCGGCTCACGATCTACTTCGCAGACCATATCGAGTACTACTCCGCGCAGATGAAGGGCGGGGTGATCTCCAGCGCAGGCGCATTCAAGCCAGTTGAGGAACTGCCGACGAGCGCCAACCCGTTTGGCGTGATACCCATCTTCCACTTCCGGCGCACGGGGCGGGCGATCAACGGCGAGTTGACCAGCATCCTACCTGTGCAGGACGCCATCAATAAACTGTTCGCTGACATGATGGTCGCCGCGGAGTTCGGCTCGATGAAGCAGCGCTGGATTATCTCCAATGCCGCCGACCTATCGGCAATCAAGAGCGCGCCCTACGACGCGTGGTCGCTGCCCGCCGGTGATGGCGCGGGGCAGGGCACGCAGGTAGGCGAGTTCTCCAGCGCGGAATTGAGCAACTTCCTGACGGCGATGGCGAACCTGTCCACGTCCATCGCTGTACAGGCGCGAGTGCCGAAACACTACCTGTTCGCGCAGGGCGGCGACCCGTCCGGCGAGGCGTTGATTGCGCTGGAAGCGCCGCTCAACCGAAAGTGTGCTGCGTACATCGAGCGGTTCACGTCGGAGTGGGAGAAGGTTGCTCAGTTCATGTTGGAACTGTCTGGCATCGCGGCGGACGTTGCGGACATCTATGTGCGCTTCGCTGAGCCTGAGACGGTGCAGCCGCGCACGGAGGCGGAGATACGCAAGATGTCGGTGGAGGCGGGCATTCCGCTTCGCACGCAGTTGGGGCGCGAGGGGTGGAGCGACGAGGAAATCAAGGCGATGGAGAAAGACGGCGCGGCCGCGAAGTCGGCAGCGCAGGCGGGGCTGGCTAAGGCGCTCCTGGATCAGCAACGAGCGTTCGACCAGGAGGGCAATCAGAACCAGGCGGCGGTTGTGCCGCAAGCGGGGGCCGCTTCGACTTCGCAACTGGTAGGGGGTGGTAATGGCGGTAACTGATATGACCGTAACGGTTGATGCTGGCATTATGAAAGGCTGCACGCTTACGGCACACATTCACGAGACTTACAGGTGGCGCGTTCGCAAAGCGATAGGCCTGTTCCTGATGAGGCTTGCGACAATCGCGTTTGGCTGCGGGCTAGAAGTAGAGGACGGAAACGCAACAGGAGGGGGAAACGATGCAACCAATGGGTAGGAAATTAGACGAACCAGAATCAGAACCACTTGAGGCAGAGGAAGGCGATAAGGCGCCGCCACCAGATGATGAATTCGAGGACGAGATTGCAATTCCAGAAGACCGATATTCAATCGCATGCGTGGGGTGCGGGATTGAGACGCATCTACAGATGATACCTCACAAGAACTACTGTGGGATACTTGTTGGATGGGTGTTTTGTTGTGAGAAATGTCGCCCAAACATCATAGGAAGGCGCGTTGAGATTCAGCCTGCACCAGTAGGCGCGGTAATCGATGCCTGAGCCTGAGATTGTCCGCATCGTCCGCGAGTTCAAGGACGGGCTGGCCGCACTAGAGGCCGCGCAGATGAACGAAATGGCCCGCCGATGGTTGCAGGTAGAGGCTGGGCTGAGCGCCGAGATTGCGGCGCTGGCCTATGAGGTGAACGAGATACGGGTGGCGGGCGGGATAGTGTCCACCTGGAAACTTGCGGAGATGGACAGATACAGGGAACTGCTCCGACAGACGCGGATCGAGATGACGAACTACATCGCCTGGGCCGAGGGGCAAGTCGCAGCCGCGCAGTTGCAATGGGGGATCCTGGGCCGACAGATGGCGCTGGATTCTATCCTGTCCGCGTATGGCGGCGGTGTTATAGCCAACTTCGCGACGCTGCCTATTGAAGCGATTCAGGCGATGGTAGGGCTGGCGGGCGACGGATCTCCGCTTCTGCAACTGCTGATGAACTCGTGGCCGGACGCGGTGGACGGATTGACAGAGGCACTTCTCAAGGCCGTCGCGCAGGGCATAAACCCGCGAGATACGGCGAAGGCAATGGCGGACGGCCTGGCGGATGGATTGAACCGGATGCTCGTCATTGCTCGCACGGAACAGATACGGGCATTCCGAGAATCGGCATATCAGCAATATGTGGCTTCTGGCGTGGTGGAGGGATTCTACCGCATATCGGCACACGACGACAGGGTGTGCGCAGCGTGCCTATTCGCAGAGGGCGAATTCTACCCACTGGATTCGGGCGAGCGCCTTGACGACCATCCGCAAGGGCGGTGCGCGATGGTCCCGAAAGTCAAGGGGATGCCCGCCGTTGAATTCCAACTCGGCAAGGACTGGTTCAAGGAGCAAGACGAGGAGACGCAGCGCAATATCATAGGCGACGCCAAGTGGGACGCGTGGCAAGACGGCAAGTTCGAGTTGGAAGACCTGGTTACGAAGACACAGGATGACACATGGGGCGGAAGCGTGAAGCCGACGCCCCTATCGGAATTGGTGGGCTGAGACTGGGGCGAGATGCCCCATATAGGCGGGCCGAGATGGCCTATAACAATCGGGGCGAGATGCCCCACAAGGAGGTGGCGAGATGCCAGAACCAAAGAAGACAGCAACAGGGCAAACCCAGGGCGAACAGGTGAAACCGCAAGAGGCGCAGGGCCAACAGCAGGGGCAGGAAAGCGAGACGCCGACCCCACCCGCCTTTGACGCATGGTTGCAGGAGCAGCCGGAAGAGGTCAAGGGATTGCTGGACGGCCATGTCAAGGGCCTCAAAAACGCGCTCCAGTCCGAGCGAGACGAGAAGCGCAAACTCCAGAATGACTTGGAGAAGGTTGCGAAAGGATTTCTCGAAGAGGGCAGCGAGGCGCGCAAGGCCGTCGAGAAAATATCGGGCGATCTGGATAATGCCAACAGGCGCGTGGAGTTCTACGAGGACGCCATCCCGCAAGGGTGCAGCAATCCGAAACTCGCGTGGCTGGCCGCCGTGGAGATCGCCGCGATTGATGGCCGGGGCAAGGTCAACTGGGATGCCCTGAAAGAGCAGTTTCCTGAACTATTCAAACGCACAGCCCCGCCACCCGCCCACGCGGGCGCGGGAACTGGACAGCCGGCGCAAGGGTTCGACATGAACCGAGCCATCAGGGGTGCGACTGGCAGACAAGCATAAGGAGATTTTCCAATGCCGTACAACTCTATCATCAGTCGGGCGAACGCTGACGCTCTCATTCCTGTTGACATCGTGGGTGAGATCGTCAAGAACGTCGTCGAACAGTCAGCCGTGATGCGGCTGGCAAAGAAACTGCCGAACATGAGCGCGCTTCAATCGCGCATTCCCGTGATGAGCCTCCTGCCTACCGCGTACTTCCTGAACGCGGGCACGAGCCACACGGACACCACCAAGAAGCAGACCACCAACATGGAGTGGGAGAACGTCTACATCAACGCTGAGGAACTGGCGGTCATCGTTCCGATTCCGCAAGCCGTTCTTGACGATGCGGAGTACGACATCTGGGGCGAGGTCAGGCCCGCGCTGGAAGAGGCATTCGGCGCTGCGTTTGACGCCGCCGTGCTGTTCGGGACGAACGCGCCTACCGCATGGCCCGTTGACCTGCTCGCGCAGATCGTGGCCGCAGGACATGACGTTGTGTCTGGCACTGGCGCAGACATGTACGAGGACGTGATGGGCGTGGGTGGCGTGATTGGCCTCGTGGAGGCCGACGGCTTCATGCACAACGGGCACATCGCTCATGTTTCACTCCGTGCGCTTCTGCGTGGGCTGCGCAGCGCGGTGGAGGGCATCCCGCTCTTCGTGCGCTCTATGCAGGAATCCAGCCGCTACGAACTGGACGGCTCGCCGATTCTGTTCCCGATGAACGGCAGCATGGACGCGGCGCAGGCGCTTATGTTCACCGGCGACTGGACGAAACTCGTGTACAGCATCCGCCAGGACTTGACGTACAAGATTCTTGACCAGGCGGTGATCCAGGACGGCACGGGAGCCATCGTGTACAACCTGGCGCAACAGGACATGGTTGCGCTTCGTGCGGTCATGCGAATCGGCTGGCAACTGCCGAACCCCGCGTCTCGGATGAATACGGACGCGGCCTCGCGGCTGCCGTTCGCGGCGCTTGTGCCAGCAGCCGGCTCGTAGGAGTAACATCTCATGCCTTGGTGGAGTGGCGGCGAGAACTGGGGCCCGCGATATAAACCCGCAGGCACACCTGAGCAGTTCGGCCTACCCGTGGACTTTGTTGCAGGACAGGAACACTGGATAGACCACCTGGCCCCCGTTTGGGCCGCCATTCCGCCCCAGAGGCGCGGCGCGTTCTACGTCCCCGCTGGCTTGCTTGAGCGGGCAACGAGGCGGGGCGTAGGCGCGACGCAGCAGCCGAAGACATGCACGGGCAACGGGCCCATCGTAACCGCAAGTCACGGAGACACCCGCTGGATTGCCAAAACATCCGTGCGCGAGCGGCCCATCGTACTCTTTGAGCACGGGATAGGCTTCTCGTTTGGCGGCAAGCATACGTCCTACGCTGGGGGCGGTGGATTCCGGCGGCTCGTGACGCTGTTCGTGGAGCCGAACGAGTACCCGGCGCGGCGCAACATGCAGGCGCACGGGCCAGACGTGAACCAGGTCATTGTGGGCTGCGCGAAGATGGACGCCTGGCACGTCAAGCCGCCAAAGCCGCGCTCCGATCCGCCTGTAGTTGCCATCTCGTTCCACTGGGATTGTCGCATCTGCCCGGAGACGCGCAGCGCGTGGGAGCACTTCCGCTCCGCTCTGCCTGAGTTGGCAAGTGAGTTCAGGATGATAGGGCACGGGCATCCGCGCATCCTGGAGGCGCTTGCGCCTGAATACGAGCGACTGGGGATCCCAGTCGTGTGGGACTTCGAGGAAGTCATGGAGACTGCCGACGTGTACATCAACGATGCAAGTTCGACGCTGTACGAGTTCGCTTCGCTGGATCGGCCTGTGGTGGTGCTCAACGCTCCCTGGTATCGCAGGGACCAGAATCACGGGCTGCGGTTCTGGGAACATGCCGACGTGGGGGTGCAGTGCGATGACCCGGACTATCTCGCTGACGCGGTGCGTGAGGCCCTTGCGGATTCGGGAGCGCAGCAGGTCAAGCGGCACAAGGCGACAGACGCCGCATTCAAGTATCACGACGGGACATCGGCGCGACGGGCTGCCGACGCGATTATGAACATGGTACAGCCGGTGGTAGCAACGCAATCACCATTCAGGGCTGCGGCAAGGCCACCGAAGCGCAAGCCACAAGCCGTTGCGCTTGTTGCTCCGATGGGCGTGCTCTACATCGCATTCGGCGCAAAGGCACGCGTGGGTGCACTCAAGAGCGCGGCGAGCCTTCGGGGTGTAGGCTGTACGCTGCCCGTGGCCGTAGTGGGAGATGCGCCGATAGCAGGATTCCAATACATCCCGTGGCGCGGGCCGTCCCCATTCAAGCCGAGTGCGAGGGATGGCTTTCGCTTTCGCGCTGGCCTCGTGAAGCCTGCGCTCTACGACCTGTCGCCGTTTGAGCGCACGCTGTACGTGGACGCCGACACAGAGTTCATGCGCGACCCGACGCCAGGCTTCGCGTACCTGGACACTTGCGACATAGCCATCGCAACGCACTCCTCGCGGGTGAGCGACCAGAGACAGAAGCGCGGAGACGCGGAGACAGACGCAACGCTGGCAATGGCGGGCGATGACAACTTCTGGAATAGCGGCGTGATCTTCTGGAAACGTAGCGATGCAGTCAAGGCATTATTCGGTAGGTGGGCTACGGAGTGGGCGCGGTTCTCTGGGTGGGATGAACAACTGGCCCTCATGCGCGCATCCGTGGGCGCGAACGTGCACAGGCTTGACGGCGGGTGGAATTGCCCGAGCCGCAAGGCCGCCACCTACATCTTCCACGAGTACGGCAAGGGTGCGGTGCGATGACACAGAGAACGCTTGACCAGATTCCGGCGCACAAGTTTGTCAACGGCATCCCGTCATGGACATCGGAGGCAGAGCGCGAATGCCTGGCCGCACTTGCGAAGGAAGTCAAGGCAGGCGGCCTGATTGTAGAGATCGGCGCGCTGTACGGAGCCATCACGAGCGTGCTGGCGATGAATGCGCCGGACGCGCAGGTTACAACGATAGACCGTTTCAAGTGGTCTCCGCTCGCAGACTTCCCGCTTGGGAGCGTCGCCATTTCTGACAGACTGGCGCGGCTGGGCGTGTGCAACGTCAAGATCGTGGACGCGAACAGCGTGGACGTTGGCAAGACCTGGACTGCGCCGATTGACCTGCTGGTGGTGGACGGCGACCACCACTACGCAGGCGTCAAGGCCGATCTGGAGAACTTCGGGCCGCACGCACAGGTGATTGCCGCGCACGACTACGGAAACGACGCATGGCCTGGAGTGAAACAGGCGGTGGATGAGTTCCTGTCTGGGTATCCAGAGTGGATGCGGGAGCGCGTTGTGAACATGCTGGCCGTGCTGAGGCGCGTTGCGGGGTAGGATTATGACAGTCATCTGGCGGGTGGGGGACAGGGTACAGCATCGGGGTGGCAGTATGCGGATATGGACGCCACGCGGCGGAGCGCCTGCGGGCAACGGCTTGCTCAATGCGCTCATCGCGTACTGGCCTGGAAACGAGGCGAACGGCGATGCGCTGGACTTGCACACGAACGCGCTGCACCTGACTGATGTCAACACAGTTACGAGTGCTGCGGGGCGAGTATACGCGACGGCGCGACAGTACACAAAGGCGAATGTGGAATACCATCGGCGGCCAGGGGACGACGCGCTTTTGAGCGCAGGCGATGTTGACTTTACAATTGCGGCCTGGTGCAATGCCGATTCATTTACTGCGGTCACATACCCTGGCATCGCTACGAAGAACTATAACACGAGAGAGTACATGCTGTTCTATCATGTGCCAAATAACGCATTTGGCATGATGGTTTCTCCAGACGGCGCGGCTGCGGTGGAACTGTTTTCAACAGCGGGCGCTGCGCTTCCAGGGACGTGGTATTTTGTGGTTTGCTGGCATGATAGCGTGGCGAATACCATCAACATCCAAGTCAATAATGGCGCAGTGGATAGCATGGCCCATGCTACGGGAGTATTTGACGGCACAGTGTCGTTTTGTATCGGGACGTGGCAACTCACGTACGCGTCCCGCGTCTGGAACGGTCGCATCGGCCCGACGATGTTCTGGAAAAGCAACGCAGGTCTCGGCGGGGTACTCACGGCGGCGCAGAGAACTGCGCTTTTCAACGCGGGCGCGGGGTTGACATACGCAGCATTTACAGTTTAGGAGGTATGACATGGCAACACCACAAGACTTCACAACGAGAGCACGAGACGAGATGTTCGGGGTACTTCAGGGATACGAGGTTCTCCGCAAGCGCATCGCAGACCTGACAGACGAGGTTGCTGCCAACGGCGGGGGTGGATTTCCCGTCTCAGCCGGACGGCTTTGACTACTCGGAGATGGTAGCCGCGTTCGCGGCTATCACGTCGCTCATTGGCGCCCCCACGTCAGTACAAAAGAGCGCCATCTGGAAGGCTCGCCGCTAGACGGCGGCAGGAGGTAGGCTATGCCAGGAGTACCACCGCTCAAAGGTGCAACGTATTCGTTTGACATATCCCTAACGAGTCAAGCAGACCTTGACATCTTCCAGGCCGCGCCCACTTTGGCCGCCGCCGATATCACGGTAGCCTTAGACGGCGCGGGCGCGAATAACATCACGAACCTGCCCGCCTCGCCTGCCGATGGCGTGATTCACGTTACGCTCACGGCGGCGGAGATGAACGCTGACAGAATCGCCGTCCTGTTTCACGACGTGGCTGGCAACGAGTGGCAAGACGCGCTGGTTACGATTGACACCGATACCGCGCAGATGAACGACCTGGCGCAACCAGGCGACCCGATGAACACAACCCAGTGGGGCGGTGTGGCTGTTGGCGGTATGCCGAACAGCACAACGCCGCCAACAGTCGGGCAGGTTGCCGATGCGGTGTACGACGAGATGCTGGCGGGCCACGTGCTGCCAGGCTCAGGTGCGGAAGCCTGGGCGAACTCTGGCGGCGCGGTTGTAGGCTCAAAGGAGTTCGTCTACACCGTTACGGATTTCGACACGGGACTGCCGATTGAGGGCGCGGAGGTGATCGTGTACACCGACGCGGCGCGGACGAATGCGATCCGCGTCCGCTACTCAGACGCATTCGGCAAGGCACTGTTCTGGCTCGTGCCAGGAACGTACTACCTGAGACTAAACCGCGCAGGATACCGCGAGGCGCTAGACGTGGAGGTGGTTGTACCATGACACAATACGGCTCAGGAACGATGCTGCCTGTCCCAACGCCCACAGTGCTGGCCGCGCTTGTGGCCCAACTGCGGCGGCTGACGAACGAGCCGACGCAGACGCCGTACACCGACGCGGAACTGGAACTCGTGATTCTGTCCTATCCCAGCCTGGACGAGCGCGGCATCTCGCCGTATTCGCTGGATACGTCCACCAGCCCGCCGACGCAGATAGCGACTATCGGCTGGTTGCCGACATACGACATACACGCGGCGGCGGCGGACATCTGGGAAGAGAAGATGGCAACCGCCGGGCAGGACTTTGACTTTGACGCGGACGGCGGTTCGTACCGCCGCTCGCAGGTTGCGGAGTTCTATCTGAAGCAGGTACGGTATCACCGAAGCCGACGCAGGATCGGCACAGTGAAGTCGGTTGCGTATCCGACTTCGCTATCCACAATCCCATTGGCGTGGGTAGGGAACGCGCCGGAGGAGGACTGATGAACGAATGGCAATCGGTTGTTGTGGCGATGCGGTGGCTTGAGCGGTTGACTGGCGTGCGCGTCCCAGCAGAAATCAAGTTCGCAACGGGCAACACGTTTGAGCGCAGGCGTGCGCGGTTCGTGGCGCTGGGTGCGTTCCTGGGCGAAGTGGCGAAGGTGATAGAGAAAGTGCAGGTGCAGCCCGAACCGACACCGACGAAGCGCAAGCGGAAGGTGGAAGATGACAGTACGGGCGTTCTCAGTAACTGAACTGGCGCGGATGCGCGGAACGCAGGACTCGTCCATGATGGACACCTGCATCCTCCTGGCGTACTCCGCCGCGCAGGACGATTATGGCAATGCCTCGCCGACGTGGACGGCTGGCAATCCGATAGCGTGCGGGCTTGACCCGACAGCGCAGAGTGAGGTCATGCAGGGCACTCAGGTTGTGGTGTCCGATGCGGAGTTGCGCTTGCCGATTGACACAGTGGTCAGCAACCTGGACAGGGTGGAGATCACGCATCGCCACGGCGAGGAGTTGGACACGCACCAGTTCGTTGAGGTCATCGGAGATCCGGAGCGCGGGGCGAGTGGACTTGTGCTCAAACTGAGGTTTGCGACAGATGGCAGAGACTAAGGTCACTTCCTACAAACACGACGTAACCCTGAGGCTGGAGAAGGCGACGGATGAGATACTCACCGCACTGGCGCTTCAGGGCGAGGGGCTTGCGAAGGTGAACATCCGAGACAACGGGCAGATAGACACCGGCTTCATGATGAACTCTGTATTCACCATCACGCCGAAAGGAAGCAACTACGGGGATGCGAAAGCGGCGGCAGGACGCTCGTATCGCTCGTCAAAGACTGGCGCTGCGGTAGACCATTCCGACGACCTTGCGCCGGAGCCGAGACTGCCCGATCCGCACTCCGCGGCTATCGCGGTTGGGGCCAACTATGCCGTGTACCAGGAGAATCAGAACTCGTTCCTGTATCGCGCCGTGGAGCAACTTCGGGGGCAGGCGGGCGGAGTGGTGGAGAAGGTTGCGAGGGACGTGAAATGAACGATGCGCCGAAGGTTCTGAGGGACTGGCTGATTGAACAGCCTGCGATTGAGGCGCTGTTTCGTATCACGCCTGCTGGTGCATATCGCATCTATGCGGAGACGGCGAACCCGCCAGCAGGATACAGGCCAACACAGGGGGTGTGCCTGTGTTTCAAGGTTCGCGGCGGCGTAGTGTCTCAGTCGGACGCGCTGCTGCTGCCGTCGGTGCAGTTCATCATCTTCGGCCTGACTGAGTACGCCGCGCAGGGAGCATACCGCGCGGTATTCGACGCTCTGCACAACGGGCGCGGGGCTGTCATGCGCTGGGCGCAATGCGAAAGTCTGGGGGTAACACTGGCTGACCCGGACACGGGATGGCCGTTCGTGTTGTCGTTTTGGAAAATCAGCATCTCAAAAGACTAGGGAGGTATTGCAATGGGTGAACCAACTGTAGCCAACATCTTGATGGGGCCGGTGAAAGTGTGGTACGCGCCGGTCGGAGAGACACAGCCTGCGGACAGTGTGGCTGTCAACGCGGCCTGGGGCGGCAACTGGGAGCCATTCGGCTTCACGAAAGCGCCGCTCAAATGCGGGTACGACGTGAAGGAAGTCGTGGCGCGTCCGCAGGAGTCGCTTGCGCCTGTCAAGCGGCGCAAGAGCGAGGAAGACCTGGCGCTGGAAACCGCAATCCACGAGTTCGCGGGCGAGTACCTTGGGCTGGCATTCAACGAGGACTTGACTGAGACGCCCGCAGGCCCCGCGCAGGTGGAAGTGGAGTACATCGAGGCGGGCGGCCATGCGGTGCTGGATGAGTACGCCTGGGGCTTCGAGGGCGTACACGTGGACGATCTCGCCAACGAACTGCCGATGAGGTTCTTCCTGTACAAGGGCACGGCGAAGATCAATGGAGACCTGGAATTCGGGCGTGCCGAGGAAGGCACGGGCGTTCCGTTCCAGGTGAACGCGCTGGCGGATTGGTCAACGGGCGTCGAGCGGCTGTTCAAGTGGCAGCGCGTGACGGGCCCAGTCACGGGGTCGTAAGCCATGCCGAAGAGCATAACCGTAACACTGGGGGAGCGCGAGTACGTCATCGCGGAAGCCAAGACGCGGCAGAACGCGGCATGGCGGGCGAAGTTCGCGGAGCCGTTCGCTGACCTGAGCGCGGTGATGGGCGGAGACCTCAACAGCGCCGTAACCATGCAGCAGTTGGTCACGCTCATCAGCGGCAAGGTCGTGCAGTCGGTGGACATCATCAAGGGCCTGCTGTACGACTACGCGCCCGCGCTTGCGGCAGACAAGGAACGGATCGAAAGCGAGTGCTACGATTCAGAGATTGTCGCCGCGTTCGTGGAGGTGCTGAAACTGGCGTACCCTTTTGGAAGCCTGATTCAGAAGATAGCCACGGCGGTCAGCAAGGGTGGCCTGGAGAACAAGCCGACGCAACAGAGTTAGCACTGGCCGAGTGGGGCCAGTGGGATGATGAACTGGACGAGATCACACTGGCCCTACTCGCAAGGGCATATGCGCGGCGCAAGAAGTGGGAAGCGCGGATCGCGGCAGTAGAGATCGTCACCGCGCTTAGTGAAGGAATGGGAAGCGGCGGCGGACACGAGCAAGCGGCGGCGCGGGCCACGTTTCGGGATAAGCCCGCCAAGGTCGTAAGCGGCGCATCCATGCTGAGGATGATGGGGATGGGCAAATGAGCGTAAAACTTGCAGACGCCATTGTTTACCTGATGGCAGACAGCAAAGGGCTTGACAAGGGACTCGCCGACGGCGAACAGCAGACGCAGGGCTGGGCGTCAAAGGTCGGCGGCTTCCTCAAAACCGCCGTGCCTGTCGCTGCAATTGTGGGCGGGATTGTAACCGTCGGCAAGGCGCTGATAGATGCTGGCAAGGCGGCGGCTGAGGAAGAGGCGGGCATTGCGAAGTTGCGGGCATCCGTTGAGGCGTCCGGCGGTGCGTGGGACGACGCCAGTGCCGCCATCGAGGGGTATCTATCGAAACAACTCATGCGCACGGCGCTTGACGACGGCGCGGGGCGCGAAGCCATCTCCACGCTGACGAACATGACAGGCGACTACTCCAAGGCACTCGACCTGATGGGCCTCGCGCAAGACCTCGCCGCCGCGAAGAGCATGGACTTGAACACGGCAGCGGAGATCGTCGGTAAGGTGGCTTCGGGTAACACGGGCATTCTTGGGCGGTATGGCATCGTCCTACAGGAAGGCGCGACGGCTACCGAAGCCCTGGCAACGATGCAGGAAACCTTCGCGGGCCAGGCTGAGGCATACGGCAGCACAACCGAAGGCGCTCAGAAGAAGATGGACGTTGCTTTCGGCAACCTCAAAGAGACCGTCGGAACGTATGTCATTCCTATCATGGCGTCATTCGCCACGACGCTGGCAGACCTGGCGATACGGGCCATCCCGATTGTAGAAGGCGCGCTGAATGTCATCGGGCCTGTCTTCCAGACCGTGTTCGGCTGGATTCGGGACAACGTAGTGCCGATTCTCATGGTAATAATCGGCTACATAGAGCAATACTGGCCTGTTGTGTCTCAGACGATAGGCGACGTGCTGCGCGAAGTGTGGCTAGTGGTAAGCACCGTTCTTACAGCCGTCAAGGGTGCGTGGGAAGGCAATCTGGGCGGCATCCGAACGATTGTAACCACCGTGTTCAATCTCATCAAGGGCACGATTCAGAACGTCATGGAAGTCATTCGCGGGATAATCAAGGTTTTCACGTCGGCCATCAAGGGCGACTGGCAAGGCGTGTGGACTGGCATCCAGCAGATATTCACAGGCGTCTGGAATCAGATCAAGTTGCAACTGAATACGAGCCTGACTCTCATCAAGACAGTGCTGGCGAATGCATGGTCGGCAATTCGCACAGTGGCGGGTACGGCGTGGGAAGGTATCAAGAACGTCATCAAAGCGCCGATCAATGCGATTATCAGCATGGTCAACTCCATGCTGTCGGCATGGAACGCGCTAGAAATCCGCATCCCTGGCTTCGGCTTTGACCTTCCATCGGTAACTATTCTCGGGCAGACTATCGGGGGCGGGCACCTTGGATGGGCGGGCGCGACTATCGGCACCCCTGACATTGGGCTAATCCCAATGCTGGCAAAGGGCGGGGACTTCATCACGCGAGGGCCGATGCTGATTGGTGTTGGAGAGGCGGGGCCGGAGCGCGTAACCGTGCAGCCGCAGTCATCGCGTGGGCTGTCGGGCGTAGGTGCTTCTCAGCCTATTGGCGGCGGGGATTCTGAACTGCGAGGGCTGGTCACGCTTCTCGTGCGGTCTACCGCGCAACTTGTGGAGGCACTGGGTACGCCCACAGACGTTGACGACATCGCCCGCGAGTTGGAGATGAAGCGGAGGATGCGCTATGCCACGTGACGTTTGGTTCTACCGCGACCAGAACGGAGTGGAGTACACACTCAATGACAACGTGATTGTCTTCCTGCACGACGTACAGGGCCACGACGGGGCCGCCGTATCCAGCGCAGGCGACCGATACCCTTACCAGCAGGGAGAGGAGTTCCGCGAAGGCTCTCAGTACGCGGGGCCGATTGACGTTGCATTTCTCATGCGCCTCATGCACGACACATATGGAGACGCCGAGGCATTTGCGGACGCCTACCTGCGCAACCTCAACCCGTTCAAGGGCCAGGGCCAGGGACGGCTCAGGCGGCGCAGGCCTGACGGGACAGACCGCGCACTGGATTGCATTCGCGCAGCCGGCACATTCAAGCGCGACGGGCCGGCATCCGGCGACGTGTACCTGCGCTTTCACGGCAAGTACCCGTTTTGGTACGATCCCACGCAGCACGAAGAGATTTTCGGCTTGATGGGAGACGCGGGTATCGCGTTCCCGATCACATTCCCGATCACGTTTGGAGTGGCGGACATTGACGCCAGCGCTGACACGGTAAACGACGGCGACATTCCGGCATGGCCCACCATCAAAGTGCTGGGCCCTGGCACAAATCCCACAGTGGACAACGACACCACGGGCAAGGTCATGGCGATTACCCAGGTGCTGGACACTGGGGACTACATCACCATTGACATGAAAGAGGCTGTCGTTTGGTTCTACGACGCCACAGACGGCAGCACCACGCAAATCAATGATTCCATCAGCGCGGCGTCTGAGTTCTGGCAGTTGCAGCCAGGCGTAAACTCGGTGCACGTGACGATGGCCGACACCACAAGCGGCTCGGTTGAACTTTGGTACACCGTGTACTACCTGAAAGCATAGGAGGGCATCATGGCGACAGGCATGTTTTGGGATAGCATCGCGTATCCGGCGGAAACGTTTGACACGCTCTTCGAGGAATTGCACGTCGGGCTGGGCGCGGACGTTCAATGCGTCCTGCGCGGCGTGGCAAACGAATTGAGCGCGTCTGGGGCCACGTCTCCCGTTGTGGTCGCCACAGGCGCGGCCTTTGCGAAGGGCAAGTACCGCCGGTGGACATCCACGACGAATGTCACCATTGCCACCCCTGCGGTGTCCACGCGGGTGGATCGCATCGTCGTTGCGGTGGACTTTGCCGCAAAGACAGTGGAGATCACCAAACACGCGGGGGCGGAAGGCGCGGGGGTTCCGGCGCTGACACAAGTTGACGGCACGCTCTGGGAAGTCCCGCTGTGGCGGGCGAGCATCACGACCGGCGGTGCGATCACGCTGACCGACGAGCGCGGGTATCTGCAACCGCCGATTCAGGTCATCACGGACATGCTCGCGGCTGGCGTCCTAAGCGCAGACGTAACAGGCCGGGCGAAGATGGCCGACGGTTTCCTGAGCGCAGACGCGGGCGGCAGGGCGAAGATGGCTGACCTGTTCATCACCACCGCGAAACTTGCGGCGGGGGCGCTATCGGCAGACGCGGCGGGGCGGGCACTCATGGCGTCGTCGTACTTCAACGCCGCGACAGTGCTTGCGAAGTTCGGCACGGACTCCTTCACCAATGCCGTGCTGCTGCAACTGATTCAGGACGGGGCATTCGCCGCGGATGCGAACACACAGGCGCTATTCGCCAACCTGTTCATGCCGAACGCGAAACTGGCGCTCAATGCACAACACGCGCTTGGGGACATCAAGGCGAACCGACTGGCAACGCTGGGCGGAACGGGCGGGCGGCGCATGGTCGTGGGTGGGGTTACGTATGAGTCCTGGGTGCATTGCGACGGCGGGGCTGCGGTGAACGGCATCACCATCCCGGACTATCGCGGCAAGGTGGTAGCGGGGGCAAGCGCGGGCCACGCGGCAGGCACGACAGGCGGAGCGGACGCGGCGGACATCAGCCACGCGCACGCAGTGGGCACGTTGGCAGGCGCGGCAACGCAGGCGGGCAACCACAACCACTCGATTGCGGCGGCTGGCACAGTAGAGTCTGTCCAGCAATCGGGTTTGTACTCGCATACACCCGACCACAATCACGGCGGCTTGACTGGCAGCACGAACCCCGCCGCGCACTCGCACGCCCTGTCGGGTAACACTGCAACAGCAGGCTCGGCCACGCAGGACATGAGACAGGCAACCGCCTATGAGTACGTCTTCATCTACGTGGGGTAGACATGCCGAATCCAGCATACCAAATCTGGATACTGGACACCGACTACACGGCGGTCAAGATGCTGCCGCGCTATCGCCTGTCCTATCGCCTTGCCCTGAACGACGTGGGGCAGGCAACGCTGAGCCTCGCGCTCACAGATCCAAACATCATGTACGTCTACCCCATGCGGCGGCTGAAGATCATCCGCAACGGCGTCATCGTTTGGGGCGGATTGGTGCAGGCGGAATCACTGAGACTGACGGAATCCGCGCCGGCGTCGGAGTGGTTCACCTTCCGCGCCGCCGACCATGCGCTTTACGCCGATTGGCAGCCGATGGTCCCGGACGCGGGGCAGGCATACGACACCTACACCGACCACCTGGACGACATTGCGAAGGCGATTGTCAGGAAGCAACTGGTCACGAACCTTGGGCGGTCTGACCTGACCGTGCAGGCGGATGCGCACGCTGCGGCATCCAGCACGGAGAGTGGGCGGTACAACCCGAACGTGCTGACCACCTTGCAGAACCTTGCAGCGCAGGGCGGCTTCGACTGGCGGTTCGTGCCAGGGGCAGCGGGCGCAGAGTTTCAGACCGCGTTCCCGACGTGGGGACTGGACAGAACGCAGGGCAACGGCGTCAATTCCGAAGTTGTCTGGACGCTGGACAGGCGCAACGTCAAAAGCCTGGATTATGAGTTTGACCTATTCGAGCACTACAACAGTTTCATCATCGCCGGACAGGGAGAGTTGCAGGATCGAGTCATCGCAACGCGTGCCAGCGCGGGCAACATCGCGGCCTACCTGAAGCGCGTCAAGTTCACGGAGGACACGAGATACTCCGTAGTCGCGTCCCTGGAGGCCGTGGGCGACAGGCGGCTGGAAGACGCGGCTCCCATCCGAACACTGACCGCGCTGCCTGAAGTGGCCTCCTGGGGCGTGGACTGGAATCTCGGCGACCAGGTTACTATCAAACTGGCGCTTGGTGGGCGGACGCTGGACACGGATGTCAAGATCGTTGCGGTGAACGTGGATGTGGACGCCGAGCGGGGCGAGGTGGTCACGCCTGAAGTGGAGGAGTTGTAATGCCAGCGCGCACTCTCTGGGGAACAATCCGACAGATGCAGACCGAGATAGACGCACTGAAGGCCAGCGTGGGCACGGGGCTGTCTGGCACAGACCAGACCATCAAGGGCAGCCACGACCGGCTGGACACGCTCATGGGCGCGGGGCTGACCGCCGTCCCGTCGTGCATCCTGTACCACAACGCTGCCACGGCCATCGCGACGGGCTGGCAGAACTTTCCGGCATTCAACACCGAGTTGCGCGACACCGACACCATGCACGACCCAGGGGTGAACCCAGGCCGCATCACGTTCACCAGGGCGGGGCTGTACTCCTACGGGTATTCTATCGCCTGGGATGCGGCGGTGGGGTTACGGCAAGCCCTGGTCTTGGCCAACGGCGCGACGAGTTTGTTTCCGTTCACGTCTCAGTACGTGGCGGCGGCGAACATCATCTATCAGGCAAGCGCGGGCATCTACCCGTTCACCGCGGGCCAGTACATCGAACTGCGTGTGAACAACGGCACAGGCGGGGCGCTGGACATTCTGAACTTGGCGTACACGACGCCCATCTTCTGGGCGGCGAAAATAGGGTAGTGGAGGACACATGAGCGCAGAGATCATCGCGGCAGTAGGGGCATTCACCAGTGTTGGATTGATGGCGGCGGCGCTGTTCACATCCGTCAAGGCGGCGAAGAAAGTCAACGCCGAATCGCGGAAGATGACGTTTGAGACGGGCAAGATCAACGGCGAGATTCGCTCACTCCTCCTGGCAGACATGACGGTTGTCAACAAGGCGCTGGTGGAAGAACTTACGCGGGTGGGCAAGGCCAGGGATGCGTTTGAATCGCAGATTGGCGAATCAGGCAAGCGGTTTGAGGATCGGCTGGCAGAACTGGCGGCTGCGAATCAGGTGCTACAGACAGAGGTGGCACGGCTAGGGACATTGAACACGGTGCTTCAACAGAAACTTGACACATCCGAAGGCAAGGCAGACGCCCTCCAGGAACAATTGGCAGAGAAGGCGGGCGGCTAGAAAGCGAGGTGGTAGGATGAAACGCTGGTATCTCGGTATCTTGGTTGTGCTGCTTGCGGCGTGTAACCCTGTGCTTCCGTGCGACCCGTGCACGGAACTGGCGGACGTTCGCGCTACTCTGGCTGTGCTCGTGCCAACGCTTACGAGTGTGCCCCCCACTTCGACGGCCTCCTCCACGAGCACGGCCACGGTAACGCGAACGCCAACAGTCATACCGACGGTCATACCAAGCGCGACGCCGACTTTCACACCGACGCGGACAAATACCGCGACGCCTGTCCTTCCTACAATGACAGCCACACCGACGGCAACGCAGGGCGCGTGGGACTACACGCTGGCGCTGGGCGTATCACCGATTGACCCGCCGCCTGCGTCGCGGGTTACAATCTCCGTGGCTTGGGACGGGCCAGCCGCGATTATTGAACTCGTCGGCTATCCTGAGCAGACGTGTTGCGCTGACCCAGCCGACTGGTGGGACGTAGACGGGCCGATTGCGTTCCAGTTCCGCGTGTGGATATTCTCTAACGCGACGGGCACGAAGACGTTCACGGTGCGGGCCACGTCGGGCGGCGTTGTCAAGACGGCATCGGTTACCGTCTACGTCGGCGGCGTGGTACAGACGGCCACGGCCACGCGGACGAGCACGCCAGTTGTCGGCCCGACGGTAACCACGCTTCAGGCGGAGACGTGGTATCAGGTCGCCGCGCCTGGGGATATTCTGTTCGTCTGCCTTCGGGTGGAATCAGGCGGCGGAGCGGTGGCGAAGGAACTGCTGTTCTCAAGCGGTGCGCCGATAGCGGGCGCGACGAGATTCAGAGACGGCCCAGGCTGGCGCTGCCTGAGCGTATGGAGTTACATGCCAGGAGTGCCGCCGACTGCGCCAGCGCGGTATGCGTCGGTGCTGTGGCTCTGGTGCGACGGGACGCTGAGCATATCGGACTGTCGGCTGTGTTCGGCGGCGCAGGCATCGGCGTGGCCTGAGAGCGGTAGCAAGTGTGAGGTGCGGGGATAGGCCCTTGATAAAGGCGGAGCGATGAGCGGACTAGACATGCTGATGGATGCGCTACTCAGAGCACGCAATACAGACGAGGCGGTTGCCGTCGCGCTCAATGTCTCCGTCGGCATGGCCCGCAATCGGCGGCTTGCGCTGGGGCTGCCTGCTCAGTCCCAGCGCAGACGCCCGAAGGACATTATCACGCCAGAACGGGCGGAGCGGGCCAACGACATGCGCTACGACGGCGCGAAGCCCGAAGCCATAGCGCGGGAACTTGGAGTTAGCAGGCGGACGGTGTACCGGATGCTGAGAGACGAGATCAAGGTGGGGGCGCAGGTGTTGACGCCGGCCACGCGGCAGCGCAAGGCGGCGCACATGCGCAAGATACAGCCGCTCGGCGCGGCGAGTGAGCGAACCTGGCACGAGAACCGCGCAAGGGTGATACGGTATCGGAAGCAAGTATGGCTAGAAAAGCAAGGGAGGGGGCTGTGAACATACTCGGCTACACCTACACGCTAAAACGCGGGGCTACCGTGGACGAGATGGGCGCGATGGGGCGAATGATTCCGGGTGCGCTTACCATTCTCATTGCGTGTGATCTCACGCGGCAACAGAGTGAGTCAACCGTGATTCATGAGGTCATAGAGGCGGTCAACCACGCACTTGACCTGGGACTTCAGCACAATCAAATCTCTGGCATTGAGGTTGCGCTTTACGGCGCGCTCACTGCGGCGGGGGTAGACCTGTCGCCACTTGTGGAGGGGGTAGGATGAACAGGTCAATTTCTGGAATCCATTGCGAGAATCTCCGCGTAGGGCTGTGGAAGGACAGGCGCAACGTCATAGTCGGGCGCAACGGGGCGGCAACTCTTTTGCACTTGCAAGCGGCACAGGTGTACCCGCAAGTCCGCGCCGACCTGGGGCCGGACGTGCTGATCCACGTGCGGATGTGGACGCAGAACTGGTATGCGCTGACCGCAAAGGCGTGGGCGTCGGCGTGCGTGTCTCTTCTGCGCGATGTGCCCGGCCTGCTGGCCGATCCGAATGTGATAATCACTCCAGCGAACGAACAGGACTTGGCGGCTGAAGGCCACCCAGGGGCGGCGACTGAGCAGTATCCGAACCCGACGGTAGCGGTCTATGACTACATCTGGAACTGGTGCGCCGACTGGACGGTGGAGTTCCGGCGGCTTGTGCCGGACGCGAAAGTCAAGGTCTTCACGGCCCCACTTGCGGGCGGGCACGAACCCGCAGGATACCCGCCGGACTGGGAGTTTCAACTGTCGTCGTTTCAATCCTACCTGGCGCGCTGCGATGGCATCTCGGCGCATGGGTATTGCAACCGCAACTGGACGGGGCACAGCCCGGAGACTGGCGGCTACTGGGCGGCCCTTCGCCCGCTTCGACCCGCAGGATGGCGCGAGCGCGACGGCACGCCGAAGATACGCAACCTGAGCGACCCTGGCGGCGTCATGGCGCAGTACCCGCGTTACCCGTGCCTGATTTCGGAGTTCGGCAACTGGAACCACTACGACGCGGGCGGCTCTGCGATTGCGGCCACGATTGAGCAATACCGCGCCGTGTACCAGGCGTACAGCGATTCGCGCCGGTGCATCGGTATCACGCCGTTTATCTTTGACTCGGGCGACGAGCACAGAGAGAACCGCTTTGCGGGGAACGATGTGCTGATTCGTGGCTTGATGGACTTGGAGAGATACGAAGCGTGCGGCTGGGTTGTGGGCGCGCCTGTCATTCCAGCGCCGACGAAGTATCGCCTTCGCCGCTGGCTGCGCTACTGGGACAGGTGGAAGATAACGCGGCCCTTCGGCTACAAGTCCAGCATCTACACGGACGGCGTCCACAAGGGCACGGACATGGTGCGGACGGACGGCGGCACGCACGGGGCTGTCCTCCTCGCGCCGTTTGACGGCGTGGTGGACGTTGTGTCGTGGAGAGATGATAGGGGCTGGTATCTGTACCTGCATGACGAGACGCAGGGTATTGAGTTCTTCGCGTGCCACCTGGCGGTTGAGCCGTGGGTTGCGCCTGGGGATCGCGTCAAGGCGGGGCAGGTCGTGGCACACGTCGGCAACACGGGACGGCTGACGACGGGAGCGCACCTCCACGCGGGGTTGTG